TACTAGAACCTAAGTATCATAATCAACAGATGTGGCATTATAAAGGTGGTAACTGTCAACCGTTAGAAGAAGAACTAACAATGACACACCCTCCTCATGATGATATTAAAGATGCAATGGCTAATGCTATTTCAATATCTTTAGTACCAAAACTCAAAAACAATATTAGTTATTTAAGTAAAAACGTTATGACACACTCCAGATTTGGTGGAGTAACATTTTAAGGAATACATATGGCAGGCAGAGTCGCACAATTTGAAAAAGCTATAGATGCAGATACAATGGCAAGAAATCTTGCTGAGTTGTATAATCAATGGTGGATTCAAAGAGAAAGTAAAGAAGCAGAATGGAGAGAACTTCGTAGTTATATCTTTGCTACTGATACATCCACTACATCTAATTCTAAACTTCCTTGGAAAAACAAAACTACTTTACCTAAGTTAACACAGATTAGAGATAACTTACATGCTAACTACATGGATGCTTTATTTCCTAATGATGACTGGATGAAGTGGGAAGGTGCTACATTAGAAGATAGTTTTGTTAAAAAACGTAGAGCTATTGAAGCTTATCTTAAAACTAAATTAAAAGAATCAGGATTTAGAGAAACAGTATCTAAACTTGTATATGATTATATTGATTATGGTAATGCTTTTGCAGAAGTACAATATGTAAATGAAAACCATATTGACCCTTTAACTAAAGAAACTATTACAACTTATAATGGTCCTAAGTTAACTAGAATATCACCATTTGATATTGTATTTAATCCTACTGCTCCTTCATTTGATAAGTCTCCTAAGTTTACACGCTATGTTAAATCTGTAGGTGAACTAATGATTGATATGGAAGAAAGACCAGACTTAGGTTATGACCAAAAAGCTGTAGATAAAGCTCTTGATATTAGAAATAGTTTATCACAGTTTAGACAAGAAGATATTAATAAGGCTAGTCCATATATATCAGAAGGTTTTGGTACACTACAAGAATACTATCAGTCAGGTTATGTAGAGTTACTAGAATTTGAAGGTAACTTTTATGATAGAATTGAAAAGAAATTACATAAAAATAAAATTATTACTATCATTGATAGAGCTTACATCTTACGAAACATTGATAACCCTAGTTATATTGGTCGTGATAATAAACATCATGTAGGTTGGAGAAAAAGAACTGACAACTTATATGCTATGGGTCCATTAGACAACCTTGTTGGATTACAATATCGTGTTGACCACCTTGAAAATCTTAAAGCAGATGCTTTAGACCTTACTATTCATCCTCCTCTTAAGATAACTGGTGATGTAGAACCATTTGAATGGGGTCCTGAACAGACTATTCATATACCAGAAGATGGTAATGTAGAGGCTATGCCTCCTAATGCTGCTGCTTTTCAAGTAAATAATGAAATTGCTGCAATATTAAACATTATGGAAGAGATGGCAGGAGCTCCTAAAGAAGCTATGGGCTTTAGAAGTCCTGGTGAGAAGACTGCATTTGAAGTACAACAGTTACAAAATGCTGCATCACGTATATTCCAAAATAAAATTAATCAATTTGAAGTAGAATTTCTAGAACCTATACTAAATACTATGCTAGAAACTGCTAAACGTAATATGAATCTTCCAGAACTAGCTAAAGTTATGGATGATGACTATGGTGTAATAGATTTTCTATCTGTTACTAAAGAAGACTTAACTGCTCGTGGTAAACTTAGACCTATTGGTGCTAGACATTACGCTACACGTGCTCAGTTAATGCAGAATATGTTAGGAGTCTTTAATAGTCCAGTAGGACAAATGATTGCTCCCCATATTTCTGCTAAAAAACTTGCAAATATGGTTGAAGAGTACATGGGTTTTGAAAAGTTTGACTTCATTAAAGATAACGCTATGTTATTTGAAGGAGCTGAACAAGAAAAACTTAAGATGCAAATTCAACAAGATTTGCAAAGTCAAGCTATGGCTCCAGGAATGGAAGAAGCTATGTTAGACCAAGAAATAGCTGGTCAAGCTATGGTAAATCCCCCATTACCACAGTAATAACTTGACATTTTATTAATTTTATGGTATAATAAATATATGGATTTGAAATCTGACAAAGGTAAGAGTCTAAGTAAACAAGAAACATTACAAGAGATTAAAAACTACTGTAACGAACAGATTAAATTAGCTCAACGAAAAGCAATGGATGAAGAAAACTTTAGTATGCCCTCATGGTCATACCATCAAGCTTATCTCCAAGGCATTCAAAAAGCTTTTACAAAACTGTATAGTTTATTGCCTGACCAAGGAGATAACACATGACAGAAGAAACAATAACAGAACAATCTGTTGAGTCAAATACCCAAGAAACTCAACAAACAGATACCCAAGCAAAACTATTTGAAATTCCGACAGAAGCTCAAGACTTAGTTGGTGAGGGTAAGAAGTATGCTAATGCAGTGGAAGCACTTAGGTCAGTTCCTCATGCTCAACAGCACATCAAAACCTTAGAGGAAGAGATGGCGCAGTTAAAAGAAGAACTAACTAAACGCAAAACTACACAAGAACTTCTTGATGAATTAAAGTCTGAAACTAGACAACCCGCAGAGAACACCACTCAAGGGGTTGAGTTAAACGAAGACGCTATTATGAGTTTGGTAAATCAAACACTTCAGCGTAATGAACAGACCAAGACTGCTAAACAAAATGCTGACTCTGTAGCTAAAAAATTTCAGAGTAAGTATGGGTCTCAAGCAGAAACTGTTTATAACAAACTTGCTGGTGAGTTAGGTATGTCAACTCAACAACTTAACAGTCTCGCTACTAGTTCACCTAGTGTAGTCTTACGACTAGCAGGGCTTACGGACTCAGCTCCATCTAATGTAGCTAGGTCTTCTGGTTCTGTAAATACTGAATCTTTAGCACAAACTAAACCTACAGGAGAGCTTTCAGCTCGAGTAGGTAAAAATAAGTCTACTAAAGATTTAGTTAATGCTTGGAGAGCTGCTGGTGAGAAAATTAAACAACAAGCGTAGAGGATAAATTATGTCACAATTGACAAGTAATACTAGTGCTTTTATTGAAGCACAACAGTATTCACAGTTTATTCTTGAGAACTTACATGACTATCTACTTCCTGAAGGTATGTGGAGAGATGTAACAGACTTCGGTTCAGGTACAACTTTAAACATCAAGACAGTAGGTACTGTAACAATTCAAGATGCAGCTGAGGATACTCCTCTCAACTATAGTCCTATCGACACAGGCACATTAACTCTTACTATCACTGACTACGTTGGTGATGCATGGAAAGTTTCTGATGACCTTCGTGAAGATGGTTCTCAAGTTGATACTTTAATGGCTATGCGTGCTATGGAATCAACACGTGCTCTTGGTGAAAACCATGAAACACGTTTCCTAAGCGTAGCTAATACAGCTCAAACAGCTGCTAACCTTAACTTAGTTAATGGTCGACCACACCGTTGGGTTGGTTCTGCAGCAGCTAATGCTAGAACTATTACATTGGAAGACTTCATTTCTATGAAGCTTGCATTTGATAAAGCAAACTCACCAGCTGGTGGTCGTATTGCTATCGTTGACCCTGTTGTTGAAGCTACATTAAATAGCTTAACAAACTTAGTTAACGTATCAAACAACCCAATGTTTGAAGGTATGGTAACAGAAGGTTTTGCTCGTGACCATCGTTTCGTAAGAAACGTATTTGGTTGGGATGTTTACACTTCTAACTTCCTACCTACATTAACAGCTACTGAAGCTATCAATGCTTCTTCATATGGTTTAACATCTGAAACAGCAGCTGTTGGTGATAAGGCTAACATCTTCATGTGCGTAGCAGATGATACATGTAAGCCAATTATGCATGCTTGGAGACGAGCTCCTCAGACAGAAGGCTGGAGAGACAACGAAGAACGTGCAGACAAGTATCAAGTAACATCACGTTATGGCTTAGGTGCTCAACGTGTTGACACTCTTGGTGTTATTTTAACTCATCCATCTAACTATTAAGGAGAATAAAAATGGCTTATGAAAATACAGCTGGCATCAATGTCCTTAATCACTATGGACCAAGAGGCAAAGATGCAAAATGGGGCGGTCAGGCTAAATCAACAGGACAAGTTAAACGTGCTGAATGGCAGTTTGATTACTCTGATTTACCTACCTATGGCTCAACTAACTTACAATTTGCTATTCCTGCAAATGCAACTATCGTATCCTCAAAATGGATTACAGGTACTGCATGGGCTGGAGGTACTAGCCTTAATGTAGGCTTATACCAAGGTAATGGTACAGTTATTGACGCTGACGGCTTAGACGCTGCTATTACTCCAACTACTGCTGGTGCTGTTATTGAAGGCAACGGTGCATTAGTTGGTGCTAGTATCGGTGCTAATGCTGGTGAACTAACAGTAGCTGCAACTGGCACATATACTGCTGGTACTGCAACAGTTATTGTTGAATATCACGTAGAAGTATAAGGATAGGGGTCTTCGGACCCCACTCCTTTTAAGGAATTTAAATGACAATACAACATAATGTAATTACAGACCCAGACCTTCATGAACCTAAAGGTGTAGCTGCTGCTTCATCAGGTCAAGTTTATGTAGCTAATGGTGCAGGCTCAGGTACATGGAAAGATAAAGACAAAGGGCTTGGAGCATGGACAGGTTTTGATTCTGCAACTCCAGCATATCAACATACAACTACTACATCAGATACAGTACTCAATAATACAATAACTACAGGAGCTAATGATGGTTTTACTATTGTTACTACTCCTAATCTTAGAATTACATATTCAAGTACAGAAACTATTACAGCATTTGTACAATTATCTATTGCTACTAAACAAGCATCAGGTGCTGATAAAAATGTAGAATGGGTTCTATTTAAAAATGGTACAGAACTTACAGGCTCAAGAGTTATTAGAACTTTGTCTACTAATACTTGGGGTTCTATTACTTTATCTACTGTTGTAAGTTTAACAACTTCAGACTATTTAGAAATATATTCAAAAGCAGATGGAGCATGTACAGTTGACTATGCTTCTATTCAATTAATAATACAAGGACATAGCTAATGGCTAAGATGACACTACTTGAAATGACTCAAGACATCTTAT